ATCCGACGGAGTGAAAGCCGCCCTCGAAGATGAAGAGGCCGTCCGTAGACTTTCCACCACTCTGGACAACCTTGGATTAGCGCACGACCAGCCAGAAATAGAAAAGTTTATTTACGGTCTTGAACGGTCCCTCGGCGTGGCAGATACCGAACTACGACCCGCCTACGACCGCCTGGTCAGGGCACTAGGTGACACTGGTAAAGCGCAAGACGCCTTAAGCCTAGCCCTTGATGTTTCTGCCGGATCCGGTAAAAGCCTCGAAGCCGTAACTGACGCGATGGGTAAAGCGTACGAAGGAAACATAGCCGGACTGTCCCGGCTCGGTGCCGGTATCGACGCTGCAACAATCAAAACCGGCGACATGCAAGTCATTACTCAAGTATTGTCAGACACGTTTAGCGGGCAGGCCACGGCATCCGCCGACACGCTCCAAGGCCGCATGAGAGTACTTAAAACAGCAACGGACAACCTAGCGGAAGCGTTCGGCAAAGGCTTACTCACCGGGCTAACTGACGCCACTGAGGGCACTAGCGACATGGTCAAATCCATGGAGAAACTAGAACCTGCACTCGAAGACCTAGGCGAAACCGTTGCCGACGTCGTCGCCTCGCTAGCAATGCTCTACGACGGCTTCATATTCCTTAGAGACATCGAGAAGAAAGTCAAAACGGAGACCGGGTTACTCGGTGACGCCTTCAGTTTCGTCAGTGACACAATTAACCCGTTTAGTCGCGTAATGAACGCACTCGCTCAAGCGACAGAGGAAACGGGCGACGCCGCTCTAATAAGCGCCGACAAATTACTTGTCTTTGCTAACGCCGCCAAGAAAACCGCCGACGGCCTCCCCTACTTCCTCGGCGGCCTGAGGGAAGTAGAAAAGGCAACAAACGAGCAAACCGCCGCAAACGTCAAAGCGACCTACGGTGTACTTACCCTAGCCGAACGGCAAGCCGCATACGAAAAGATATTAGAGGGAACCGAAGACACAATACGAAGCTACGGCGGCTCGACCGGATCCGCGACCGTCGAAGTAGAAAAACTAACGAAGTTTCAGAAGTTCCTAGAAAAAAGCACGGAAGACGTAGGCAAGGCAATCGCCTCAACTGAGGCACTACTCAACACTCAAATACAGAGTTTTAAGGACGCTAAAAACGCCGTAGCCGACTACGCCCTAACGATGCAGGGGAATCTACTATCCGGGATCGACCTGGGCTCAGCCTTTACGGATCAATTCGATGAAGAGGGCAATAAAACCGGTGTGGCTTTGGTGGATGCTTTTAACGCTCAAATAGCGGAGGCCGAATGGTTTGGGAACGTACTTGAAGGCCTGCAAAACTCGAAGGTAGATCAGCGGCTCATTGATTACATGGCCGGATTGGGCCCGGAAGTTGGCGGTGCACTCGGTCAAGAGATGTTAGGCGATAAAGGCTTAATGGGCACAATTAACGAAAAGTTTGTAAACATTCAAGACAAAACTAAAGAGCTTGCACTCGGTTTAGTGCCTGACTTTATGAACGCCGGGGTAGAGCAAGCCGCCGCAATGGTCGTCGGGCTTGCCAACCAACTCGACTACGAACGCGAAACCCTAAAAAAATTGGGTAAGAATATGGCTAAACCCGTCGGGGCAGCGTTCAAAACACGACTCGCTAGTGACGTGGCCGCAGCGGTTCGCAACGTCGAAGCGGCAGCCACAGCGGCCCGGGCAGAAAAAGTAGCGGACGCTACAGCCGCCCAACAACTGATCACCGATCAACAGGTCGCCAGGGCTATTGCTAACGTGATCCGTAATTCGGATGCCCGTAGTGGCTCGGTCGTAACCCCGGTGCTGACATGACACTCGAAATCACTCTCGCCGGGTCGGTTATCGACCTGGACCTATTCGAGTTTAACGTCACCGTAGCCCACGGACGTAGTGACGTGACCTCAAACCCGACCGCCTCGAACACGCAAATAGTGCTACGGGGTGACACTGGCCCGCTACTTGAACTTGCCGACACGGTCGCAATATCTTTTGACGGTGTTGATAGGTTCACCGGTGCGATTAGTGACCTGAACGTGTCATTCATTAGTACCGGCACCCCGACGGCAATCACGACTATTACGGCAATGGGGAACCTAGCCAAACTCGGCTACACGGATGTCGGTGCCTCGGGCTACATTGAGCAAAGCGCACGGCAACGGGTCACCGGAATACTGGACGCCACTGGCCTCGACTACCTCAACGCTGGAGATCCGGATATCACGCTGTACGCGATCCTAGAAGTTGACGCGCAACCCTCCACGGCACTTGATGCCCTCGCCCGTATCGCTCAAGGAACCGGGGCAACGTATTACGACGACCCGACAGGCCGAATAATATTTGAGGACTACGGTAACCGGGGATCGACAACATTCGCCGGAATATGGGCCAACCAGGTCGGCACCTGGTCAGAAGCCGAAGGCACATGGGCAGACTACCCGCTATTCCCGCCTAGTTTCAATCTCGAAGCCCCAGGGGTTATCTTCGCCCCGACGTGGGCTAAGACTCTGACGCCTCTCATTAACGATGTGACCGTGACATACGGGCCAGATGAGTCAGTGACCCAAACGGATAGCGCCTCAATCACGCAATACGGGCGGCGTGAGTACAGGCTCGACACAGACATTAAAACCCTCAGCGACGCGACGACTCGGGCCGCCGGGATCATGACCGCGCAAGCGAACGGGCTCTGGAACCTCGGCCAAATATCGGTGCTCGTAGATCAACTCGACGCAACCGACACGACCGCACTACTCGAGCTCGTATCCGGTGACCTAGTAACCGTCAGAGGATTACCTGCCTCAGGCCCGTATCCTGACTTTAACGGGATCGTCGAAGGCTGGACGGACTCCTACAACAACGGGCAACACATCATGACACTGTCCATATCTGACCCTAGATTCTCTTTGCAGGTCCTACAATGGGGTCAAGTTACCCCGACATTTACCTGGTCAGAAGTCGGGGCGGGCGCCCAATGGTTTGAAATAGTTACTAACTCCGATCTAGTGAGGTTATAAAATGGCAGTCACCCCGGTAGGCAATCCATATGTGGAATCCTCCGACCTCGTCGCAAACTATCCCGGTGCCTCGGAGGCGCTAGCGGAGCGTATCGACATTGTCGGGGTTAACCCGTTTGCAGACGCGGCAGCACGTGACGCCGCAATACCAAGCCCGGTACAGGGCCAAATGTGTAGCCTTAACGACGACAATAAGGGGTACCGGTACGACGGTAGTGAATGGGTACTTTTTAGCGGGGCCGGTAACGCGAACTTTACAAACGCGGCTACCGGCACATACACAGACGGCGATAGTTACAAATACATCACGTTCCCGGCTAGCGGCGAACTTATTGTGGATCAGGCCGGGTTCGCTGACATTCTTGTGATTGGTGGCGGCGGCGGCGGTGGTTCATTAACTGGTGGTGGCGGTGGTGGTGGTGGCAGTTTGGCGGCTAGTAACGTATATTTACCTCTAGGTACACTCACTGTAATTGTTGGCGCAGGGGGTGCTGGCGGTCCCAATTCGCCCAGCATTTATCCGGGTGGCAGTAACGGAATCACTTCACAAATAAATAATTATTTTGGTGTCGGCGGTGGTGGCGGTTCCGGGTATTTAGGCGGTTCCGGTTCATCAAAGCAAGGGTCGGGCGGCGGTTCCGGTGGTGGTGGTGCGGGTGGACTAAATTCGCTTGGTGGTGCTGCCGTATCAAGTCAAGGAAACGCCGGAGGGACGGGAACAACAGCCACGAATTTGGGCGCTGGTGGTGGCGGTGGAGCGGGGGCAACAGGTGGCAACGCGGCGGCGGGTGTGGCCGGGGGTGGTGGTGCGGGATCAAGTTCAGTAATTACGGGATCTAGCATTACGCGATCTGGTGGCGGTGGTGGTGGTGTTCGCGACGCAACTGCAGGCTCTGGCGGCTCTGGTGGTGGTGGTGCGGGATCAAACAACAACACGACCGCTACAGCAGGATCTTTAAACACCGGGGGCGGCGGAGGCGGCGGTGGACACTCATCCGTCCATGGTGCATCGGGTGGCGCTGGTGGGTCTGGAATCATAATCGTAAGGGTGGTGGTGTAAATGGCTCACTTCGCGCAAGTAGACAACAACATTGTTCGCAACGTGATCGTGATCAACAACTCCGACTGTGGCGGTGGTGACTATCCTGACTCCGAACCTATCGGGCAAGCGTTCATCGCTGCTATCGGTATCGAAGGCGAATGGCTGCAAACCTCGTACAACGGCAATTTTAGGGGAACCTACGCCGGTCAAGGAATGACCTACGACCCGGTGCTCGACCAGTTCGTTAGCCCACAAATAGAGGAGCCCCTAAGTGAGTGAAATAGATCAAGAACTACACGTGGACACGGTCGAAGTCGAACCGGTTAAGAAGAAGCCAACATCATCGAAGCACCCAAAAGTGGCTACCGAAACCGAACGCGCACGGGCTATTGTCCGAGCCAAACTCAAAGGTTAGAACCGTGGACTTTGGCGACATTGTCGGCCTCATAGCGACAGCACTAGCAGCCCTAGCGATCATGGGAACTGGCCTAGTGTGGCTCATCCGCAACGTCGTCCGGGATGAGATCAAGAAAGCGACCCTCACAATACAGCCAGGGTTCCGTAACGGTGGCGAATCACTGGCCGATGTTGCCGCGAAAGTCGACCGGATCTCCGAGAAGTTAGGGCTCTGATATGAAGCATTGGCTCGCCTCCACATGGGAAGGCTCCATCGTCAAAATAGCGTCAGGCGCTGCACTCGGCGCGTTACTGTCATGGCTCGCAACCGCCGACGTTCACCCGCTAATCGTTGCCATATCGGCGGCAGTAATCCCGGTGATCATTAACGCTTTGAACGGTGACGACCCGAGATATGGGAGGCTAGATAATGGCGAGACTCTGTAAAGGCGGCGTCAAGTTACGCGACCAAGTGAATCGCCGCTGGCCTAAGCGTGACAAAGCCTCCGACGGATGGATCGGGGACCGGGCCCACTCTGAAAGAATATCGGACCATAACCCGAATAAAGCCGGTGTCGTGCACGCGATAGACATTGATGAGGGCCTAGGCACCTACGCGAATGGGCGCACCGCCCGGCGCCTGGCTAACCAGATCCTTGATTATGCGGCCAGCGGGCTCCCCGGCGCCTCACGCCTTAAATACGTGGTTTACGAGAACCGGATTGCCTCCGGTACATACCGGAAAACTTTTTGGTCATGGCGGCACGGTAATTGGGGACATGAAGCCCATATCCACGTGTCGTTCACGTCAGCCGCTGACCGTGACGGCACCGTATTCCCTCTTCCAATCCTTACTAGGTCCCCCATTGTGAAAGCCCGCTGGACACGCGACCTGAGAAAAGCACGTAAACGCAACAAATAGCGACTAGTATCGACGCCTATCGAAGGGGAACAAATGTCAGATTACATTCGACCAGGGGAAGCCGCCGAGATGCTAGGCGTCTCACGGGATGCGATTAGGCGCTATTCGGACGCGGGACGTATTGACGCCATCGTCACACCCGGCGGGCATCGTCGGATCGACCGAGAATCAGTAGACGCCTACATAACCAGGCGTACACGAATATCTAGCACGGTGACGATCATTGAGCACAAATGATAACCGAGGTACTAATCTGCGCGGCCTTACTCACGGCCCCGGCATGTGCAGCGAGCTCGATGGAGGCGAAAGACTGGAAGGGTCACGAACCTAGCCTGTATACCGGGCAGCATTACCACCATAAATGGGCAAAGGTCCGGAAGTGCATTATGCACAGGGAATCCCGATCTAACTATAGGGCTCGAGGCACCATATCGACCGCATCCGGCGCCTATCAGTTTCTTGATTCTCAATGGAGAATTAGCCTCACGTACATGATGATTCGCGAGAGTCAATCGACCGCCGACGGCCTGATCTCAGAGATTAAGGCACTAAGGCATGATCCGATCCAAGAATGGAACCGATACTGGCAAGACCGCGCTTTCTACACCGCATGGGATAACGGAAGGGGCGCCGACCATTGGAACCAAACACGCCACGGGTGCTAAACGCCTCCTACTACCTATTCGACCTCGATCACCTCGACGCGCCTGGTCAAGTCTTTATCGTGATTCGTGACGGTAAACCCACCCTGGCATATAGGCGATTCACACGTGACCGCTGGTCACCCGAGATCATGCCCAACACGCCAGAATAGTCAAAGTCCTTGACACTGCATCTACGCCTGACCAAACTAGGGCCACAGACATACCAGCGGAGGGGAAGCCGCGTACCCGTCACAAATGAGTTGGCGGGATGTCTTCGGCGGGGCTTGTTTCTAGTGGCAGGCTCCGCCAACACACTAGCCACTAGAACGAAAAGGGGAACAATGACATACTCGCTATTCGACTCAATCGGTGACATACAACTCGACAGGCCCGGGCACAATTGCACCGGCCAACTCTGCACATACTGCGAACGATTCGAACGTGAAGACATTCAGGTGCTCGCAGAAATAGATAAATCTTGGCGAATCCAAGCCACCATCTTTCGTAAATCGCTGGCTATCGGCGGCCTATTCAGCGCCGACCTACTCATCGAAGCGATCGGCCTACCCGACGGTCACCCTAACCAGATTGGTGCTTTATTCAGGTCATGGGCGTCAATGGGTGTCATTACATCCATGGGGAACTTTGTGGTGAGCACACGGGAATCCAATAACGGCCGGTCTATCCGCATGTGGAAGCGCACCGCATGAACCCCGCAGTGGTAGGACTCGCTTGCCTACTGGCAGGCCTAGTCATCGGTCTAGCGTGGGGTTATGTTGGTGGTAGTCATGGGTGACTACCTAGAGGGCTACCGCACCGCGTTACATGACGTCCTTGCCGAAATAGCGGTCGAGCAACCGGACAGTGTAAAGACTGCCTGTTACCTCATTCGGCACATGATCGACGATACGGACAGCAAATGACGTACAACCTTGACGGTTATGTGGACGTACCGACCCGAATTAAACTCTTTATGGCCCGCCACCCTGAGGGATCACTACAAATGGACCCGCCTCAATTCGTGGAAGTTGAGGGGAAACAATGGGTAATCGGACGCGCCTACGCCTACCGCACACCCGACGACGCTCGCCCCGGGGTCGGTACCGCGTGGGAAATCGTGCCGGGCAC